TTATTGGGGATGGGTAAACCCATTCTTTTCCTGAACGGTATTGCTGATGATGTTCCTATTGCTACTGACATATAATTAAATTATTGTTTTTATTATCTTCCTGCTACCATTCCTGTTGCTGTTGTATCAGCTGTTAATACTTGACTTACTAAAAAAGGTAAAGTTTCTCCATCTTGTACATTTGGAATTAGAACTGTGTTATCATGTAGATCAACTACGTTTACATCTCCACCTGTTCCTACTCTAACACTCATTCCGTTCTTGTAACTAGTCGAATCCGCACTAGAAACATCTAGAGCTTCTAATCTTCCAGGTATAAGACTTAAACTTTCTCCTGTTTGGTTTGCTATTGCTTCTACCATGATTTATTTGTTATTTAATTTTGATTGAATCCATTCTGCTCTATTCTTGTATGAATTAGCTATTGGTTTACCGAATTTAATTTCGTATGCTGTTCTAAGCTCTTCTATACTCTTAGTTGATGTTTCTATCATCTTTTCTTTTTTAGGAGCTCTAATTTTAGTCTCTACTAACTTTTTTACTGTTTTTTCTGTTTTAGGAGCTTCGACTTTGATTTTTACTGATTTTTTATCACGTAACGCTCTAAGTTGATCTGCATTCACCCACCTACCTTCATATTTGAATTTCATTCCCATATTGGATTGTTATTATTTATATTCACTCTACTGCCTTCCGTAGAAAGCAGTATGACTAAATGTAAACGAAATGGTCCTACTAAGTAGTTCCGTTTGATCCATAAATATCTGTAGGCATATTATTAATACCTCTTTTCCAGAATCCAGTAACTGGAGTATAAACTGAAAGGTTCTTTTCAACTTGTGGTGTTCCAAGACTTGGCATTTTGTTAATACCTAGTACCATAGAATTAAGTTTGCTTGAATCTCTCATAAACCAGTAATTCTTATTAGTTGAAGTAATATAAGGAGTAGCTAGGATTTTATACATTCCTTCGTAAAGGTTGATATCTCCAATAGCTGTTGGGCTTATATTAGAAGCAAATAATTTAACCGCTGTTCTTTCAGCATCTGATCCTTTCTTAACGATGATTGTATCAAGGTTTAAAGGCATTGGTTTTCCACTTGGTGAAGTAAATGCACCTGCGTATTCTTGAGCTGCGTCAACTGCTCCACTATCTAGCGCCGCTGTAACTCCATTATCGAATGTTCCTCCACTCGCATAAGTATGTGCTCCACATAACTCTACTCCATCAGGAGCTAAAGTTAGAGCTGAAGAATTGAAAGCATTATTAAGCATGTAAAATGCACTGTTTAAAAGAGTGTGAGTTACGTCTAACAATAAAGCATTTCTTTGTCTTTGTAAGAATAAATCAATTTTAGTTGTATTATCCTTAGCTTGAAGTTGCATTGTCTCTGAAACAATGATTGAATTACCAAATCTTTCAGGTGAAAGAATTACTTCGTATCCATCTTCTAAAGCATTGGTAGGTGGAGTTTCTAATTCAGCTAACTGTTTTGTACCAGTTAAACCTTCAGTAGAAGTGAAGATCTCGTTCCATTCTGAAGTTGTATGGAAATCAATGATTCCATTATCCATATATGGAGCTAAACCATTTGCTAAACCATTTTCAAAGGATTTTTTAATACCCTTGCTGGCTTGTATAGCATAATCTTGTGTTGTCATAAGATTGTCTTAAATAAATAAATTAATTCCTAATTTTTAAAGTCTTTCCAGGATAATGACTCTTACTCAATTCTAAGATTTAGAATAAAGGAAGATTGATCTTAACTGTTACATTAGTTGCTGCACCTACTGTACCCGCATCTGATCCAATTCCTACTTTTAGAACGTTTGTAGATGAAGCACCAACATCAATCAATTGAGTTGTAGTACCTACTAGATCTACTTCTGTTCCTTTTTGAGTTACAACGAAATTTGCATCTGCTGTTCCTACTAGAGTGAAGTCATTACCTACTGTAACAACTATTTCTGTTTCCCCATCAGCTGAACCATTTGGTGCGTAAGCCACTGCTGCAGAAGCTGCAACTGCTTTTACGATCAAACCAGAAGCCAAAGTGACTAGATCACCTGCTTCAATTACTGTTGCAGAAGCTATAGTCGCTAAAGTTGTTCTAACTTGCTCACCATCTTTGATTTTGAAATCCATAAGATTGTATTAACTATTAAATAAATATATACCGTTTATTTGAAGCGTGGTGGTAAATTTCCACTTAATCTTTTCTCCATTTTTTCCTGATCAGTTCTAGGTTTCGATCCCATCTTATTACCTGTGGAATGTCCTCCTGTCCCTGCCCGTAAAGCGTTCTCTTCTTCTTGCTTACCAATTAGAATATCATACTTTGCTTTTTCTTTTTCTAATATGATTTCCCATTTAAGATTAGAATATTTACCTTCTGCTTTGACTATTTTAGCCAACGCTGGCGGTACTTTATTATCTTGCATAAGTTTCTGATAGTCCGCTTCATCTTTTGCCTTTGCAGCTACTTTATCCTGTAGCTCCGTTACTGGCTTCATTGCTTCTCCTAACTTCATTGCAGCATCTGATGTATCAGGATCATCTTGCAAACTGCTTAGATTGTCTTTTACTTGCTTAAACTGTGATAACTGCTGCCCTTGCTGGGTAATCTTTTTATCCTGGTTTTTAAGCTTCTTGACTAGATCAGCCTCGCTTTCAAGATTGTTCTCAGCCATGAATTGTGCGACTGGTGATAATTCTTGAGTATCCTCAGTAGAATTGTCATCGTTAGTAGAATCGTTTCTCTCAGAGTTGTCGTTCTCTGTTTGGATTCTGTCATTACTGACGTGTCCATCACGAGTATCCTCGTTTTGGGTGTTTTCATTTAGAGTGTCCATACTTCCTAATTGTTAAAGAATATATTTTAAATTTGCTTACTCTCTTCATAATCTTTCATTATCTCTCCGAAGGTATAATCGTATAACATACAAAATCCTTGATAGTGATCTAAGTTAAAATCTTGTTCCACTCTGGACCTGTGCTGTAGCCTCTGATTCAACTCCTTCGCCTTGTCTAGCACTTGTAGGAAGCATTTGTTGTTCATTAGCTCCTTTGCTAACTCTCTTGCTGCTGTTTTCTTCTCGTGCCTGAGCCTCTTGATATTGTCTTCGGTAGTTTGTTTGTGGATTTTGTTGCTCATAATATTGTTGATGATCTAGTAAATGATCTGTATATGCTTTATTTGATTCTTCTCCCCATGTTCCTCTCATTTCTTTCATATTCTTAAAATCTGTATGTTTATCCATATGCTCTTTCTGATCTTGGTTAGCTGTAACAGGTGGGTTCTCTCCTTTTAACAATCCCTCGTTTTCAGCATCTATCAATTGAGCTTCACGCATCTTAGCTTCTTGTGCCATTGCATTTTCTTGATCTTGCTCTATTTGTTCCTCATCTTCTATTCCTAGAATATCATTTACATCTGAAAAACCTAAAGCTTTAAGTTGATTAATCAAAGCAAAACGTACAATAGGTGGTAGTTGCATTACATCTGTTTGCCCAAATTGCATAGCTATGTTTAACAACATTTGAGCTTTTTGTTGCTCTTGTGCTGAATTAGGAGCTTGCATTGAACCAACCTCTATAACTACATCTACATTATTTATAGGTTTAGCTTCAATATCTACTGATCCATTATTCATTCGGATCTTTTGTTTCTTTGTTAAGAATTGATTATTAAGGTTTAAACGCATCTTAATATACTTCTTGACGAATCTATCAAGATTCTTTCGTTTAGTCCCGTATCGTTTGTTTTCAGCTTCCTGTGCTATTAAAGCATTCGTTGCTGGTGTTGAACTCGTCACTTTACCAATATCTTGTTTACCTGATATTTTATTAATCTCATCGCGTATAAATCCAAGATCATTAAATACTCCTTGAGTCACATCATCATAAGGAACTGGTGTAGGTGGTTGAGATCCTGCTTTTGTATACACTATTTGATTATCACTTGTATTGTAATAATCTTCTTCGTTTATAATTGAGTTCTCTTGTGCGAATACTTTATTTTTAATAGCTTTCTTCACTGAATCTATTCTTTGACGTATAAATGTATTAAATACAGCTTCTAATCCCATAACTGTTTCAACTTCCCCAACTGAATAATACTGATCTTTACGTCTCATATCATGTAGATCAATAAACGGTCTAAAAGGATTTCCATTTTCATCTTGGTAGAAATTCTCTTCAAATCTAATAAGTTCATATTTGTCTCTAGTCCCTGCTATTGAAATAATAACTTCTACTGGCGGTTCTCCTTCCTCTAGAATCATTAAACCATAGAAGTGAATTACCATTGGAACAATAGGTAGTTTTGTATTTCTTACTTTTTGAGTACCATCTTTATCTTCTGAACGAGTATCAGACGGACCAACATTGTTATCCCCTCCTTCTTTATTTGTAAATAGTTTATCCAAATTAAAATAGAACCCTCTAGCATCTAAATCAGATACAAGCACGTTCTCTTCTTTGTATCCGACTCCTGGAGCGTTCTGAATATCTTTCTCTTTAGAGTCAATTAACCAATCCCATAATGGTATGTGTTTAATTCCCGCGGTGTCTCTAGCTGTATATGTCTCTAGTTCATATTTACCATCCTCTGTTTTCTTACTCTTACTCTTTTTAACTAAGTCTGTACCTAGCATTATTTGATGTGTACCAAAGGTTAAACAGTTAGAAATAGAATCTTCCATAACTAAATCAGTGTCTTGCTCTCTCCATTGAGCTTCGAGATAATTCTTAGCTTGTTCTACTTTCTTCTCATCTTCATCACCTTTAGCAAATAACTTGAAATATGGTGAATTATTGTACAAATTACTTATTCCAGTTTGAATAAGCTCGAAACATATATTGAATAAAGTCTTATTATCTTTCTCTTCAGCGTTCATCATTTTGAACACCCAAGCCATCTTATTTATGCTTTCCCATTTATTTAAAAGAGAATATTGATTAGATCCTCCTATATTTTTTTCCCAATTAGTATAAAAATCCCTAGCGACCTCGATCGCCTTCTTCTGTATCTTCTTATCTTTATAATAGTTTTTAGCCATAAAGTAATACTTAGAAATATGTCACTCTATGGCAATCTACTATATATTATATACTATTAACTTTAAGAGGTACAACAATTCGATAGTTTATCGAAGGATATATCTTTTGTTTATATTGATTCCTTATTATAATACTCACTATCCTTAAACTCTCTTTTCTGAGTTAATTTACACAATCTACATCTCAACTCCAAGGTCCCTTCTTTGATCTCGTACTTTGCTAGTAGTCTATTACATTTTATACACCTAAACTCTTTCATATTTAAATTATTACTGTCCTATGACTCATCTTGTTTTGAATAGCACTATTTGGAATAAATACTTTCTTAGCTTCTTTTCCGCAGGAGCATTTAATTATAGCTCTAGGATCAAAGGCTTTCTCTTCATTATCAAAGATCCCACATTTTTTACAACTGTATATATATTTCATTAGTATGTTTCATATTATTTATATTGGTCCCATTCTATTTCTTCATCATCGTCTTTTGTATATTCAGTACCCATATACTTTCTTACTTTATCGTTCTTGATCTCAAGTAGCTTTCCTATTTCTACAAACACCATTGATTCTAAGTATCCAGCAGGAACATTCAGATCTAAAATTTCTGCTATCCTAGTAGGGAATTCCAAAGCCTTCGCTAATTCTCTATTGGCTTTACCTTTTAATTCCATCATTTCTTCCCAAGACTTAGATAATTTCTGCGATAACTCTAGTATCTCCTCATCCTTGTTACTAATCAGGGCATTGTGCTGTTCTGTTGATTTTTCTTTTGTCATATTTAATGTTAATTAATATCCTGTTATTGATTTGTTTGGTTTGTGTATATATCTCTTTCTCGTAATAATTTCTGGCTCATTATCTATTAAATACTCCAAAGCTGTACGGAAATGACTACATGCATTGTGAATTGGTTTAACTTTCTCTGTAGTTGCCTGTGATCCCTCTTTAACTCTTGGATAGCGTGATTGTACTATCGCTTGAATAAACTCATTTAGATCTTCATTTATAGACATTCTACGCATTGCTAATTCTGTTTTAGATATTCTTTCAACTAAAGTAGTACCTCTCTTTGTTTGGACATGAATACCTGATTTAGCTAATTGTTTTGTTATCGTGTTTTGTGATAAGACATTTCTATTATCTGCATTATATGGATCTCCAAAGTGATCTGCATAATTACTTCTCCATTGAGCGTGTTTATCAATCATATTGAGCTCATCTTCTGTATAAGTGAAACCTTGCATTGGTTTACCTGTTATAAATGCTGTAAAGAAGTCTATATCTTTATCCGACTGTTGATATGCGTCTATAATCTTTATCTCATTAGTTTCAAAATCCTTCTGTAACCAAATTATAGCTGTCATATCTCTACCAAAATCCCAACCCGTATACAGTTTTAACATAGGATCGTAATTATACTTACCGAATTTAACTAGATCCGTAAAACTTTTATAAACAGCTCCTTCCACTGAATCATCGTAAGATATATCTAATTCCTGTGCTATATCCATTTTAGTCCTCTTTGTTTTCTCTATCTCATACCATTCTTGAGTTTTATTTGGATGATCTTTCCAATGTAATCTGAATTTTCTTATATTAAGATGAACATAATCTTTATGTCCCGACATGATCTTTCCATAAACATTTAGTTTACCAAAAGGAGTTCCACCGAATATTCTACAATTAGTAATATCTTTTGTTTTTCTAAAAGCTTTAACATCCGCTTGCCATAAAGCGAACTCGTCCATAATTACGAATTTACGTCTACCACCTGTACCAAAGTTCTCTCCTGAATCCCCTCCTATTTCCGCTCCTATCTTTTTACTAGACACACTCATATATTTAGAAACAAGATCCTTTGGTTTCATCCAATTAGGTAATCGATCAAGTGAATATCTAATACGTTCGAAATTTGCGTCCATATCTCCTTGATGATCTACGTATGTTTCTTTATACGATCCATATAAACTAGCCCATCCTTTAAATAAGAATCCCCATACTTGTAAATCAACCAGCATCCATGAATATCCCATATCCCTAGACTTTTCCGTGATATTGTCCTGGCCTGTTTCAATGCATATTACCATATTCTTCAAGAATTTTTCCTGAAAAGGATATAAATTAAAAGGTAAATGATTGTCATCTTCCCGTCTTGGATCATAGGTCCATCCAAAATTATTTACAAAGTAAGTAATATCACTAGCACATTTAACAATCACTTGATTCTGCATTTTAGTGTTACCCTGTAATTTACTCAACATTAACAACCTTCTTGCCTTTTCGTCAAATACTGTACTCATACAATCATTTCTAAGCTAATTAAATAAAATAGTTGATCTACTTATTAAAGAAGTTTCTTAAACTTTCATCCAATTGATCTCGTGTCAAGGCCTTTGCTTCATCCAAAGATTTGATAACAGTTGTTTCAATCTTCTTATCTCCACTTGTCATATCAACTCTATCAGACCACCTATGATTGCTCTTTAGGTTCACAATTCCGATAGCAGTATTGATCTTTCCCTTTTTACTATTGTAATAACAGTTTAGCTCCATTTGCTTCTTCAATCTGTCTTTCTTCTCTTGCAGATACGGAAATCTCCCTATCCATTCTTCAACTAGATGGTGATATATTCCAGCTGATCTGTATACTTCTCCAATAAAGTCATGCTTATATTCAAAACTCTTATCGTCTTCTATAACTTCTTCAGCCTTTACTATACATAGGTCCATTAATCTATTACATTCTTCTTCATTGTATTTCTCAGCGTTCTTATTACCCATCATAGATTTAGATGTTTTGTCTTTAGATGCTTGTGTGTGTTGCTTAATACATTTTTGCAAATGATTATTAGCATTTTTCATAATAGCTTTTTCAGCTTTCTTTTGATTAGTCATATCTTATAAGTTATTAGTCGTATCCATTATATCATGTATGTTTCCTACTATTTCAATACTTTTGTTCAAAGTGCATTGTGCTAGTTCTCCAATGTAACCACCCGCTAAGTAAATATTAAAACCTCCTTCGTTGAATACTATTTCACAATTAGTAAAATCCCTATCGCATTCAGAGTCCGGCACAGATCCACTTACAATATCGCCTTCAAATATCTTCTCACCATTCTTATCAAGTAGTCCTGTGAATTGTCCGAGTGTCTTTTGGTCTACCTCATAATATTCCATACCATTACAATCTTTATGGTTATATGGGTGTATTAAATGGATAACGCTTAATGGAAAATTTTCAGCTCTATAATGTCCTTCAACCCATTCACCCCCATCAATTCGTTTTCCTCTAAATAGTATTTCTCTCATAATATTGTGATGATTAATCTACTATTCGGCTTGACAAATATCTTTTGATCTCTGTTCCATTGATTCTATACATATTAAAACCTTCTTTTCTACTGATATTTACAGCAGGGATCTCTTTATTATGTATCATCCTTCTTAAGGTGACTTTAGTTGTAACTCCTAAAAAACCTAATTCGATAACTTGACTTAATGAATACAGGTATCCATCTCTCGGTTCTTTGTGATCTAGTTTATCTTTCATATTCCGTTTATTATTATATAATATTATTTTATACTATTTTTGCCCAAAAGTAAAATCTATTTACTGATCTTCTCTGAATGTTTTCTTGTTATTTTTCTTAATACAATAAGCGTGTAATATATTATAAAAACTTATCAATGTCTTTGATCTTAAAAAACCATCAGGTGAAATATAATTATTATTCTCTCTCAATCCTTTTTCTAATTGAAAAAACGTTTCGAGTTCATTGTAAGATTCATGTATATCTTTTATATCCCATTTTTTATCCTCATTTGCGACTACCTCCGAACCATCTAGTTTCTCTAATGTATCTATAAAATCATCATAGGCATGCATAGAACCAACGAAGTGTGTATATGTGCCAGTTTCTACATCTAACCACAAAGCGAGAGCACTCTGGATGAAACAGAAAGCGTTAATATCATAAGGAGTTCCCCACAATATATCATTACTACGCATATAAGTAGTCATATGTAGTTTTCCTTCTCTAAGGATAAATTGAAATGATATAGTGCATGGTACATCTTTTGATTCGTGCTTATCTGATTCGTTGTTAATATTTATAATAGCTTGTCTAGTATCAGGATCTCTTTTAAGTAAATCATAAATATACATAATTTGCCTTTTGATTCTAGGAGCATAAGCACCATCAAACTTCCCTGTGTTTTCATTAATGAAATTTCTAAAATTCTTGTTATAGAAACAAATTCTATCTGGATCTTGTTCTCCATATAAATATTCAAGTTTTTCTATGATATTAAATGCGTAATTTAATTTTCTATTTTTTATAGTACACAGTGATTGTGATGTATCCGTTAACTGCAAACAGTAATTTAATTTCTCCCAACATTTCATGTTTCTAGGTGAACTAGGTTTCCCGTGTTTACATATATCCTGGGTTGAATCAATATAGAGATCATTAAAATTTGTAAATTTTTTCATTAATTATTGTTATTTTTATTTATATAATTATTTAAACCTGCTGCATACCCACAAATATCAAGTAACGTATCTTCTTTTGGTGAATTAGCTAGTCTACTTAATTTTAATCCAAGCATGCATTTGAACATATCTTCCGGGGTAATCTCCTTTTTACATAAATCTGATGATATTCTAGCAGCTCTTTCCATCGATTCATTAAAGTCACCATATTCTCTTTCTTTTTCCTCAGACCTATTATTAATAATCTGATCTGCTTTTTTAAGTATATTCATATTAATTATTTAAGTTTTAATACCCACAAACAGTTTCTTGACTCTTCTGGAAATATAGGTGCCATCATAACAGAAAGTAAATCAACATCATAATATTTACTTAATTCATTAAACATATTTGTTTGCCATTCATTCATTAAGTGTTTGTAATCTTTTTGACTAGAAAATGTTCCGTATTTTTCAACTATATTAAAATGCTTGTTTAATATTAAACCAAGTTCTAAATGATCAAATTCTTGTTCTTGAACTCCTTCGCCATCTCCAGAATCATATGTGTGATTACCAGCGGCACCAATATCTCCATCGTAATTAGGTGTTGACATCAAAAACGTTGTATTTTTATCCATTAAGGATTTCACATTATTAAGGAATCGATCAATATTTTGTTTTCCAATATGTTCAATCACTTCAAATGACGTAATCATATCCCATTTTGTATTCTCGAACTCACTTACAGAATCTTTGACCAAATCTTTTTGATAAAAATTTACCCAATTTACTTTTTCAAATTTTGTATTAGCTTTTTCGATTGATAACTTCTTTATATCCAAACCGATATAACTAGCACATTTAAATCTATTCCTATAGAAAACCTCTGCTAATGCACCTGTCCCACATCCGAAATCTAAAACATTTTGATCGGCTTTTATTCTTTTAAGAGCGTGAGTCCACCTCAAATAATGAGCAAACATATCTCTATGGTAAATATGTTTTTCAAATGCTTTATCTGGATCAAGTTGTGTTGTATTGTAATTATTTTTCTTTGACATATCTTAATATTAAATTATTTACCTGATGAATAATGTGCTTTTTCTCCCCTTTCTGATTCTGACAACTCGTATACTTCTTGCACGAAAGAAGATTCAAGCCCTAATTGACATATAACTATTTGACCAATTTTATCCCCTGTATTAAATGAAACAGAATTAGTGGACGAATTGAACAACATAATTGATATTTCACCTCTATAACCGGAATCAATAATATTACCAATAGATGTTATACCATACTTTATTGCCATACCTGATCTTTCACTCATTATAGCAACTTGATTCCTTTCTATCTCGATTGCGATACCTAATTTCACTTGAATAGTTTGACCTGGATTAATATGCACAGAACTCGGTGAGTAAATGTCAATACCAGCGTCACCACTATAAGCTTTTGTTGGAGATTTTACATCTCTAAGTTTTTTGAATCTCATATGTTTTTTATTAAAATAAAGATTGATTATTATTTTTCTTAACCTCCTTGTAAGGATTTACCTTTAATATCTCTTTGATATTATCTGTTCTTGCTTTTCTAAACATCACATATCCATTTTGGTCTACTTTCTTTTCTAACTCATTTGTTTGTTCTCCAGCCATTCGTAACATCTGACGATGAAAGGTGTGAGATAAAAACATTGAATCGAATACTTGTTTTCCAAACTCTACCATTTCGTACGGGTGAACCCATACATTCGGAGTCCTCTCAATCCAGCTAAAGATTATTTTTTTCGCTGGTGTTCTTTTCTTTCTTTCCATATTTCTTTGTTAATGATACGGACTTATTATATACTGAATTCTTATGAAAGTAAACCCTTTTTACACTTTATTTTGTTTTTTCCATTCTTTTTGTTTTCTATAGGCCACTTGTGATGGACTTAAACCATTATGAGAAGCTTTAAAAGCATCAATTTTTTTCCTTCTCCATCTTTTATTTTGTCTTGCAACTCTTAATAAATCAGGGTGTTTAGCTGTTCCTCTCTGATCCTTTGGTTTTCTTTTATCGGCTTCACCTTTTAATATTTTATCTAAAATTATGTTCTTAGTTGTTCCTGGTCTTCTTGCATGGATTGATTTTTTTCCTTCTTTATGACAACTAATTGATAAACCACATAAATTCCAACGTTCATCTCTATCTTCTTTATTATATTCAGATTTAAAATAAATATGATGAATCTCTTTAATTCGCTCCTCACAGAATATTCCTTTACATGCACACATTCCATTCTGTTCTTTTTGTATTTGCTCAACTATTTCTGCTGTAACCATTTGTTTTTGTTATAATGCTATAAAATTATCATTTATTGATTTGATTTGAAATGCACAAAATTCTTCACCCTTTGGGACTATTATCTTATCTGCTACTCCTCTATAAATTTTGTTATCATTAAATCCAAACTTCTTGGACAACACATCTTGAAACTGCTTTATTGGATTATCCCAATCACAATTTTTGTTGCTTTGTCCGAACGCGTACCATACTTGCAGATCTCCTTCTGGTATTTTATAACCATTTTTGAGCATATAATAAAGTTGCTCTTCAAACTCTTTATATTTTGGTGTCTTGAATCTTCTTCCTTGCCAAGCTTGATTCTGTGATAATGGTTTTATATTTAATTGAGGCATATTGTTTTTTTAAATAAATTCATCCGTGCTTACTAGTTTATCCCATTCCGCTTTTTTCCTACAATCAAAAGATAATTTTCTAAATTCTTGAAGTTCAGGAGCTTTCATATTTTTGGTGTTTATCTTTTTCAACGCTTCACAGAATGAAATATTATGTTTCTGTTTTTGTTCCTCAATAAGTTTTAACACTGTATCTAAAGGATTTACTTTTTTCATTCTTACTATGTTTAATAAAATAATTGAGGGACTAGAGTAAATTTTCTAACCCCTCGGTAAATCATTTACATCTAACACAGGTTTTTATATGTGTCATATGTTTGTGATAATGTACTGTTGGGATCTGTACATTCTCTGCACTGATTGCACATTGACAATTCTCGCACCACCTTACAGACTTCCAGAAGTTCTTGGATCTCATTTCTTTCTCTTGGTCTTTCATCTCTTACCTCCTTAGTATAGACGATCCATGTAAAAGTTATATGGATTTAATTCGAATTCACTATGTTCTATTTCCTTGCCATAAAGTTCTTCGTATTTTTCTCCTGCCTTCTCTAACGCCTTACTTGTTATTACCGCAGAAAGTTGAGCCCAAAAAACTCTATGCTTAGTTCGTCTGATGAATTGTTCTAAAGCTTTCTTCTTTGTTTTGTGAGCGAAACTTCTTGCTGCATTTTTTCTAACGCATGTTCTTTTGGAACCCTTTATATAAAAATAAGAACACTCAGTCTCTTTTAGTATCCTGTATTTTCTTAACGTGATCTCGTGACTATACCTTGGACATATCTCGTATCTGTATAGAGTATCACTCGCTTCTTTTGTGTCGCAAAGGATATCAAATCCCCCAATTTCTTTGTTGAAGTTCTTTTCTTCTTGTGTTAATTCTTCCTTTGGTGATTCTTTAGGCTTCACTGGTTTTCTTATAAATATTAAATCTTTTCTTTCGAATACAACTATGTGACCATTGCCATAAGCTCCTTCTTTTTTAGATTCTAAATCTCCAAAGCCAAACGCAGTACACATATACCAGTCGTCTTTTTTTTCAACATTAAACACTATGTGCTCATCTGTTTCCTCCCATACTCCCCAACTAAAGTCTTGAAAAACTTTTGTATTCTTTCTTATCTTTGCTTTCATCGTTGTAAGTTATTAAATCTTTTTAATATCTCATTCTTCATAGCCTCAATCTTTGCGTTGTATGTTGCCATCATCATATCAAGCTCTGATTCCATTTTATTAATCTCTTTTATTGTTCTCTCGTTTTTAATCTTTGCTACCCTTTCTTTTTCCTTTAATCTGCGAATAGCCACTCTTTTATAATGCCATTCTGATATTGATCTCGTCGCATTTCTCATTCCTACAAATTCAATGTAGTCAAATGGTGCTGATCCGTCTGCAAATCTATGTCCAGAATCTCCGTGAGTTAGTCCGTCTTCAAAGCAAGTACCAAGTTTCATATCAGTAAAAACTCTTTGATCTTTATAAGTCCAGATACAAAGATCTGCTCTTCTTCCATCTTCTCGAACTCTAATCTCTTTGCTGAACTCGTAGTGTGTAGCATCAGCCGTTTTTATTGGTGTTCCAAATATACTCGCAAGTAAAGCTAGTAATAGAAACGCTCCGACTGTTACTGCTAGAAGTACTAGCATTCTTTTGTTGAAATCTCTCATAGTTTTTTAATAATTTAATAATGGTTTTAATATATTCATAAAGTGTTGAACATCATCTGCCCACTTTGGATTGTTATTATAAAAAGTTATCATCTGATATGGATTAGTAACACTCGGATACCCCTTTTTCAATGTATCATTCATAAACCAGTCTAGTCCTGATTCGAATGTATTGAAAGGAACAAAGGCAAATCCATCATATGGAATAGAACTATACTTTGCTCTACACTCTTTATCTTCTCCACATTTAGTATCTATATATCTCCTGTTGGCTTTTAATCCAAACATGTTATTTCTCGCTTTCCCCTCCATAACTGCTGGACTCCAATCATTTTTTACATACGCTTCATCAAAAGCACTTTCTTTTCCTGCTATTCCTAATGTCAACAGGCATTGATTCTCGCTCATCTCATTCTTTTTACAACGAGCTTTTATATTATGACCTATTAGCCTTGAGTTTGGATAATTCTTCTCTAGAAAATCATCTATGCTTGCATATTTTTGACTTTCCAACTTGTCAAAATCTATTATAAACGAAATCACTTCTGGACTTGCTTCTATATATTCTTTAACACCGCCTAGAGTTTCTTCCTTAGCTTCTTTCCAATACCCTGCTTTCAAGTCTTCAAGTCTGATCTGTACTCTTTCTTTCATACTTGTTATTTCCTCAGCTTCTATAGGGATCTGCTCTTCTTCAAATCGTTCCGAGTATATCTCCTCATATCTTTCAGATATTTTTGTATCAATTTGCTCCTTTGTTAATTCTACCTTTTCACTAGGCATAAACAAATTTACTAGCCCACCAAGTAAGATTAAGATTAATACTATCTTTAGGATCTTCTTGAGCTTGATAAATAAAACCTCTGTAGGTCTAGCCCATCTTTGATTGTTTTGTAATTCGTAGTTTATATCTACTTTTTTATATTTTTTCATTTGTTTGTTTTTAAATTGCGCTTATAAATACTACCGCTACGATCTGGATCGCCCAGAACATTAATGTTTTAGTGAACAAGTATGACCCGAACAGATAAAACATTGAGAATGAAATTAGTGTAAATAACATAATTCGTTTTTATTAAATATTTTTATATCAATGTGATTAATTTTGCCCAAAGAACCAATCAGAAACCTTTTGAAAGAATGATAATTCTAGTTTCTCTTTATATAGATTGTCAAATCCGCTTTTCATCATTCCTAATTTACCATCCTTTTCTAATCTCCAACATTCTCTATAAAAAGTGTTGTACTTTAAATGGGAATCGTGAACCCGTATCGCGTATTTATACAAATTATAAATAAAGAACGGTCTCCCTTTTCTGTCTTTAAGGAACTTTACAACAATTTCTTTTACTGTCTTTTGTGTTTGTGATAATTTTTCCATATATTTTGTTAATGATACGAATTTATTATATACTGAATTTTTATGAAAGTAAACCCTTTTTGTTTTATTTTATCCTTGGTGCTTCATTTGTACTTTTAAATTCAAAACCTAGAAATTCACTCGCCCATTTAATTATCTTATCAACTCCCTTTGCAAATTCTTTTGTATCAAGCTCTGTTGTAGTTAAGCAAGGTTGCCTATGTAGCCACGTTTTACCATTTTCTAATGTAGTTGTTACATCTTTCCCAAAAAACTGATATTTGAATATGTCATGCAACACTTCTTTGTTTTCTCCTGTGTTTTTTGCTATTTCTGTCACTAATACCCAATACAAAGCATTCTGTTCTAAATTCCTCAGATCACGCTCCTTAGCTTCACTTGCTATGAATTTTATCTTCTTCCCTTTAAATTCCTCCAGGAACGCCGAAAACAGCTTCCTCTGGTGTACTTTTATCTCTTTGCCAACTATATCTGCAGTAAATTTATATTTCATTTTATTAAGTTGTAAACAAATTGAAACTCTTTATCTGTTAAGTGTCGCATACAATAAGCAGCAACATATTCGTCTATTGTAGCATTATCTCTGCACCTATCCAGCATATCCAAATAATGCATGTGTCTATATTTATGCTTTCCTATTTTTTGCGTAATTATCTTTTTTATTTCTTCTTCTACCATAATTAAATTTTAAATGTTGAGATTTTTTTATATAAAATACATTCCTCCACACCATCTAATCTATAAAAATCATCTTTTGTTTTTTCATTATAACCATTATCGGATAACCACTTTACAAAAGCTCTTCTCTTTTCCATTTTAGCTTTCTCTTCAGCATCAGCTTTTGCCTTTGCTTCTTTTTCAGCTTTTAGCCTATTTTCTTCTGCAATTCTTTCCTCTTCTTTTCTTTTTTGGTCGTCTATTAATCTTTGCCTTTCTTCTTTTGCCCTTCTCTTTTCGTCTTCAATAGCTTTCTTTTTATCATCTTCCGCTTTTTTCTTGGCATCTATTAAATCTTGTTTAGCTTTTTCTTCTGCTGCAATCCTAGCTTCTTCTTTAGCTTTTTCTAAATCCGCAAGCCTTTTCTTTTCAGCTGCGGCATCCTCTTTTTCTTTTGCAATCCTAGCTTTTTCTATTTCTAATTGTGCTTCTTTTTCTTCGAGATATTCAGCTTTCTTATTGTTATAAAAAACATTAAATTCTTCTGGGTTCATCATCAATAAATCATCATCAGTTTTTTCTATGCAATTTATGCTTGCTAATTTTTCTTTTCTCTCTGGCAATAAAACAGCTCTATCTATTTTTAATTGCTCTTCTTTTATTTTATCTTGCTTATTTTGTAAATCTTTTTCCAATGGCTCAATAATAGCAACCAACTCTTTTTCAGCTTTTATAACTGCATTAGCAAAATCTCTTGCTTCTTGGCGTAACTCTTTACCCGTCTTGACTATTTCAACCCTTTTCTTTTTAAGGTCTTTCCTAGCTTCATCTACTATTTTGAAACCTGTCTTGTCATCAATCCCCTCGATCTTGAGGTTCTTGTACTTCATTGCTAGAGTTGTTAACTCTGCTTTTTTGGGAGAAAATTTCTCAATATTGAATGTTTTCATGGTGTTTTTTTTAAAATTTAATTGTTTTTATAACTGTTTGTATGTATAAACAGTTTACTAGTTTAAGCTCGCCATAAACATTAAATCCTCTTTGTAGGCATATGTTTACCTTTTCATCTAATTCTTTTAATGTACCAGCATGTACATTTATATACTCTATGTGGCTTTCTGTTTTCATGATTATTTTAGTTTATTTAATATATCTTTTATCATATTCTTTCCTTTTTCTAATCCCATCTTTATTTTCTCAATAACAACTTCATCTCTTTCTATTCTGTGTATTATTAAAGAACGCTTAAAATTCGGATTGTATGCACAATAATCCCACCATTTTCTACCACTAGCCAACAGGTTCATTTGTATTTGCATATAATAGTTTTTAGCTATTCCTTCTTTCCCATTAAGGATTAAGAGAAAATGATTTTTATCATTATGGCATTTGATCTCTAAACCTCCATCATCTCCAATCAATCCATCTGGACTAGCTCCAGAATATTCATCTATCTCTATAAATCCAACCTCTTTGACTTCATTTCCAGTTTCTAGCTCGTACATATCCCTTGCTTGTGCTTCTAGTTCATTTCCTCTTCTCATTTGTTCATTTGTATAATTATCTGGTTCAGCACTAGAAAACTTGCTCGCTATAGTTTCGTAGATATAAGTTTCAAGACCTTTACCTGCAACTGCTATTGTATTTGCGTGACTAGCTGTCATTCGGCCTGCTCTTAATGCGTGCCATTCGGGAGTGCCTTGTGTTAAATTATGAATTTTCATTTTTCATCTCGTTAGATAATAATAAATTCTTTTTTATTGCAACTAATTTATCAAACTCTTTTCCCCTGCCCTTGTTCTCTAAGTAATAATTTCTTAATTCATCTAAACTCTTAATCTCCTCTATTTCTTGTTTCCATTTTAACTCAATATTTACAGGCTGATCTAAATCTATATCCTTATTTTCCTCTTCATTCATCTCTGTGAATATATCATCAAAATGAACACTACAACCTTTTTTTATAATAGTTTTTAAGCACATTTCTTTAAACCAAGCTCTCCAAAACTTATCACTTCTTGCGACATTTCTGTGCTTCTGTATATCTTCTGGCGAAAGAGTAGTCAAAAACTCTCCCCTTTTGTTTTTAATAACACAATAACCACCTACTACATCATCATCTTTTTGGTTAAATGGATTGGCGATTTTATGACTATAACTAATTTTCCCATTATTTTTTATAAAGTTAAAAGTATCCCCCTTATAAACCAGTTGAACATCAATTATCGTTTCTGGATAAGCTAAAAGCATTTTATTTTTGTATGCTTTATAATCATAACTAATACCACGACTTAATAAAGTAATATGCTTTCCATCAAATTTCAAACCTTCTTTTTCAACTTGTTTAAATCTGTTGGCCAACCACTCATCTTTTTTATAATCGAACCAAGTATTAACCCTTTCTTTTTTAGAGTTTTTTTGATCTCTTACTTGCTCAAGATATGCAATATAAATATCCACATCTTTTTGATCTGAATCAATCAATAATTTTTTAATAACTTCTTTTTTCATAAATTTTTAAATTAAATATTACTTAGTTATTATCTTACCCCCCTAGCTGTAAGTCTTGAGCTAGTGAGGTAAAACAAAAACAAAATAGTTTAACGTCATCTCGGACAAATATTAATTATAAGTATTATCCTCGTTGGGATCCATAAATGCTATTTCATCTGGAACTAACTCTCCTTTTTCATCAACCCATTCAATCGTTGTGTGTTCTTTACATCCAGGACATATATCTGATTGATCCCAATTAGGCATTTCTATACTTGGACAACACTTTGAATATGGTTGTAATCCTTTTTTTATTGGATTACACCTACGATTATAGTTAGCGTCATTTATTAACATATCTAATTGAAGTCTCTGATTACTTCTAATCAACTCTTGTACTAAATCGGTAATTCCATCCACTCCAACTGCTTCTATTCCTCTTAGCACCATTTTAAGAGCGTCTAACTCTATTTCTGCTTTTTTCATATATCTAATTAATGTTACGAATTGATTATATATAATATTTTTATAAAAGTAAACCCTTTTCGAAAGTTTTTTTTGTTTTCTTTACTTTTTGAGACTTTTAAGCTATAGTGCATTTGTTAGTGTTACGAAAAATAGAGATGGTACAGCCATCTCTTTTTTCTTTCTTTTTAAATATATGATTCTAATATCATAAGGAATATATATCCAAACAAAAAAGCCCTTATTATTTCAAAAAGGACTCTTTCAACAAGTTCACGAATAACTATTTTTTATTCTTGAAATCTTTTGCAACTGCTAAAAGCATTGTTGCAGCCAAACCTATTCCAAAACCTTTGAATGTTTCCGACATTGTGTTCAAAGTTTCTACTGGAAAGGAGAGAATAAAAGCCGAGAAAGCACCAACGAAGGTAGCTACAAAAGGCAAATACTCACTAGGACATTTGAGTTTCTTAGCAATCTGAGTTAATACCACAGTATATAATGCGATCATCTGCGGTGCTAACAATGCGATGATTGTTACTTCTTTCATATTATTTTATTAAAAACTAATACTTTATTTATTCTCTTTATCGTTGTCGCTTACACCCAGTAAATCCTCAATCTCTTTCTTTATATTCTTGACTAATCTAATAGACTCTTGAGTTCTTGTAATCTCAGCTATTGTTTCAGCTATAGATAAATCTATCTTTGCGGATATTATTAATATTTTTTCGTAGTTTTTATCCATTATTGATTGCGATATTCTTTTACTAAATCTGAAACTGTTTGAGTCCCCATGTATGCGATCCCCACTTGAGAGATCTTATCCATCACTCCTATAACAAAGTCTGCATCTATATTCCCAAAAACTTTTAGAACGAACAAAGATAATATAACCCCTGTCGTAATTAAATAAGCTGAAAATCTTTTTCGCAATATGTAAGACAATGCTTTTTTCATAATTTAATTATAACTTGTTTTAGGTATTTATTAAAATCTTTTAATGCCTGCATTTTCTGCACTGCATATTTGGAATTTTTTTATAATGATCTACCATATACCCATTTTTGTCTTTTACTTTTACTAATTCTTGGCTTATAATTATTGGTTGCCATTCTCCGCATGAACAATGCCACATATACCCAGCATCTCCATCATTTAATTCCTTTTTGGCTGTTAAATATTGTTGTGGATTCCCTGCCCATCTTGTTTTTTCTAGTGCTAGATGCCATTCGCTAGTTGATACATCTTCTTTTTCAACTCTTGTTAATGTGCTCATAATTAATAATTGTTAGATGATTTTATTATAGGTAAATTCGGATCAAAGCCTGTAGCATTTTGTTTCTTCTGGATCGCTTCCTTTTTAATGATTCCCACATTATCTGGTAAATAATTCTCAAACATTCTATATTTTTCTTTCTTTTTACTATTAGAGAAAAAATTACTAGGTTTCATTGTGTATTCGTTTTCTTTTAAATTCTTATAATTATCAATACATTCCTTTAATATTTCCAAAGTATATTCTTTTAAAATCTCTTTTATAAATTGTTTTGTTCTACTTGGTTCATTGTACCGACTATCCGGTTTTAACTCAGACAGATAATATTTATAAATAACTTCTTCTTTCTTAATAGTTTTCTTAATTTCTTTTTTAATAGTTTCCTCCCTAGGGTTAGAATTAGAATTAGAATTAGAGTTAGAGTTAGAGTTAGAATTAGAGTTAGTATTTATAGAAGAGTATGTATAGTCTATATATAGTCTATCATAATCTATGGATAAATGCTTTACTATAGACGTTGGTAGGGATTGTAAAATTATTTCTATTCCCTTTGTCACTTTTGGATTTAAAGATTGGTTTTTTATAAAATTCTTTAAAAAGATCCAATTATTAAAATAAAACACCTTTTTATCTTCTTTGAATTTCTCTAAATATAATTCTATATCTTTTCTTTTTAACCCTGTTTCGAACTCCATTGTTTTTAAAGTTACTTCAAAAATCCCTGCTATATTGTTATGATCACAAGTTAAGAAATAAAGAAATAAATATTTCGCATCAGCTTTTAACTCTTGGATGTAAGGATCAGCCCAAAAATTAGTATTAATTCTTCGTTGTTTTGCCATGGTTGGTTTGGTTAGGGTTATATTTTGAACGCTTGAGTTCTACTTTGTAGCCCCAAGTAATTTGGTTTACATACTCGATAAAAGCTAAGTCTTTCGACTTATGAGCCTTTTCTAAATATGCAATTACATCTGCATTAGTCATTTTTGGTTTGGTTAATTAATAAAATCACTATACTTTATCTTTTTTAAAAAGTAAACTATTTTAACAGGAATGTGAAAACCAGTTCAACGATATAACGTATAAACTCGATTTCACCGTGTTAAGCTTTTCTTGAGAGTCCCACTGTAAAAAAGTACTAAAACCTCAAGTATATATTTAAAATAAACTTTAACCAAAATAATTTAATGGATCTTTATATCCAAAAAATCCATTGTCTTTATCCCTAATTTCTCCTTTATCTAAATTTCTTATCCCGTAATGAAGATGAGGGCCTGTAGAAAACCCACTATTTCCTGTGTCTCCTAGCTTTGAAGTACCCTGCCTTACTGTTTCACCATCTTGGACGAATACGTCCCTTAGATGTCCATATACAGCTTCGTAATCTTTGTTGATAATTCGTATGTGAAGGCCATATCCTTTTTCTCCACTATCCTTTACTATAGTTACTCCATCGAAAGATGCGTAAACTGGTGTTCCTTCGGGTGTTGCATAATCAATTCCATTGTGTCCTCTCATTTTATATTTCTTGTACATCTTTGGATTTTCTCCGTAAAACTGTGAAACTCTATACTTTTTTTTTAGAGGTTCCATAACTTGAGGAATATATCCCTTACAATTAAAATAAACTACATCTTTAATTATGGACCTATCTTTTTTTCTGATCCAAGCTATATCTCCGTATGCTGAATCTGAAAGTTTTAAATCTCCGTCAACTTCATCTATTACACAGACAATATGTTTTCTAGTTCTTCCTTTCATTTCTGTATAAGCCATTTTTCCTTTGTATCTATTTCTACCTCCAAAGCTTATAGCTATAACTGGAGTAACTAAATGATCTACATATTTACCTATACTTTCTTCTTTCCCTTGCATAATATTGAACATTTCTATTCCGTTTATATTCTTCCCTTCGAATTGCTTTACCGAATTAATCAAAGGCAAAAGAAAACCTTGCTTTGGTTTGTTCCAGATCTCTAAAATTCTTTCAATATCTATATCAGCTTTTATGTCTTTCATCTTACACTTAGCTAACATAGCATTTCTTACTGAATAAGGACCACAAGACCAACTATGATCTTGATGTGGTGATATAACATGATAATCTCTTAATCTTTTCATAATCTTTTAATTATAATTATTAAATCTCCATGCATAAAATATAAATACAAAGATGCTACAAATAAGTATTAATAAATCCTCAACATATACATTCAAAAATAACAAGAATGAAAGACCAAAACCAAATACTACTATACATTCATCCAACTTATAACCTGTGTACATAATTATTTATTAAACTTATTAAACTTATTAAACTTAGCAAATTTATCAAACTTAGCAAACTTATTGAATTTATTAAACTTAGCAAACTTATTGAATTTTGAATAATCATCGCTCTTTTTTGAGGTATTTTTCTTTTTCTTTGGACCATCTACTGTGTAATTAGAAAAACCTAGTGCATATCTCCAATTCTCTGGAGCTTTAAGCATTTGAGTTCCCGTCTTTATAGTTTTAGATAAATCTATTCCCGACATAGGTGTTAATCCAAAATCTATAATCTTAGCCACTTCTATCATTATATCTGACATACTTATATCGTCTTTTTGTAATCCGTCTATTCCATCAAACATATCCAACAATGGAGAAAAAACTGGTAATCCACTTGCTGTAGTTTTCCACCAAGGTTTTCCTGTATACCAATCAACAGCTGTATTGATTATATTTCTAACTCCTATAAATCCTCTCAATGGTGACAATAAAACCGCCCACATCATATCCTCGTCATCCCATTTGAATCCACTTGATATAAATTGAAATATCATAGGTAACAAGAATTGTTGTATTACAAAAGTTTTAGTAAATTGTTTTTTACTTATTCTACCCGCCTTTAGATTTCTAACATTACTAAGCATTATAGATGTATAAGCTTTTGGTGTACTCATAAACATAGAAAATAACTTTCCTATACTACCTCCAGATCTCTCTATAAAACTTTGATATTGTATAGCTCCTGATTGCTGCGATCTATTATAAGATTTATTGAATTGTTGCATTGCTTGATCTTTACTACCAGTTTTAGCCAGTGTAGCTCTATATACGGCGTATCCACCAAGGGCAATAGCTATCTGATCACCAACTTTCGTAGGCATACCCATTATATCTTTAATGGTTGTCTTCTTAGATACAATCGATTCTAAGTTCTTACCCAAAGCTATTTGCAGATCTCGGTCTATATGTCCTCCTCTTTGCCTAAACATAGCACTAGCTTCTTTTAATTCCTTGAAAGCTTTTCTCGGATTAGCTAAAAATACTGCTGAATATTTCATAGCCTCTATCATTTTAACATCTTGCCACATAGCTGGTATAGAAGTAAGCTGCTTTATAAAAATTGTAGGACTTAAACTTGTCATACCTAGAGCAATATTACCCCTTATTGTATCAAGAGCTTTATAAGTTTTTCCATCTTTTTTGTCATTGATAGAAGCGTCAATCGCATCCATCAACATACTATAAAAATCTTCACCTTGATTCCTTTTAAGTAGTTTAGCTACTTGTGGATCTCTGAATACACTTTGTGCTTCCGAGGACCATCCAGATAAAGCTATGAAGTGTTCCATTTGTTGTATATGGTTTGATACTGTATTAACTACATCCAATTTCTTTAATTCCAAAGAACTTCCCATTCTCAATTTCAAAGATTTATTATTTGCAGTAGCTCTTGCTCTATTATCTTCTGCCATTAGACTATTCTCGTCTGTGTCAAAACCTACCCTAGCGATAGGAGAATAAAATTTATTCTTCGGCATATCTATTCCAAACTTTTCTCTGTAAACAGGATTGATCCTATCGTAATAAGCTGGATAAAAGTCTTTCACTAACCAATCAGAAAATTCTTTTAACTTTGGATCTAAAGCTTTAACCATGGCAGCTTTCTTTTCTTGAGTATAACCCATTTCTTCAAAAGTCTTATTTAAAGTAGGATCTTTAAATTCTTGATATCGTTTAGCTAATTCGTTCTGAGTGAACCATTCACCATTTACTTGTACTTTTTTTGTCTTGTTATTAACAAAAGCTCCTGCTACTTTTTTACCCCATATTTCTTGAGCCTTTTTAGCTATAGTATTACTAACCTTCTCTAAGCCAGCTTCTCTTTCGTTTTGAGCTTTTAATAACCTGTCATTAAACTTAACCATTAAGCCACCATATTCTTTAGTGGTTTTATCAGATTCGTCTAGTACATCTAGTAAATATTCTAAACCAAAATTAGCATTCATAAAATCTCTAACTTTCAAATAAGTTTTTTTAATCTTACCAAAGTTGTTTTCACTGATTTGTCTTCTTTTTGGATCAGCTTCTTGTAGATCTTTAACAGCTTCCTTTGTTAATTGTTTTTCACTTTGTCTATTAAAGTCTTTTATATCTTGTTCGGCTCTTCCTTTATCGTATTGAACCAATAACTCCTCATATATGCTTTTGAGTTGATCCAAGCTCATCTTTTTTGTGGGTATCATTTGTAACCAAACACTTTCAGCCATAGATTCCGGTGTAATATTCTCGCTTTCCATAATAGCCCCTAATCTCGCATCCACGTGAACTTGAGTCATATTTCTATTAAGATTGATATAATCAAACATCTTTTGGCTATGTCCGAGTTTACCTGTTTTTCTCCCGCTTGTTACTGTCGGGGTTGAACGTTTGATCAATTTATCTATTTTTTGTGTGTATAAGTCTTTATCTAAACGCTCTTGTATCTTCACAATACTTTTATAAGCCTTTTCTAGTTTCTGTGGTGTATAAGTAGTATCTCGCATCACAGCAATAAGTTTATTTAGTTCACGCTTATTAAGTTTATCAAGTTTACCTATTTTAATAGTTTTACTTATAAAGTTCTTGATATCTTTTAATTGTGTATCATATTCTTCTTTGGTATACCTTCTACCAACTTTTAATTCTTTCATGCGTTTAGTGATAACCTTCACGTACTCTTCTCCCTTAGTCAATTCAAGTTCTTTCCTGTTATTATCTATTTCTTTTAATTTTATTTGTAATCTCTCATATTCTTCATGTGCTGTTTCTTTTTTAGTCTTAACCTCTTCTTCAACACTCATCATCTTCCCTTCGTGTGCTTTGTTGTAGATTTCTGTTAGTTGTTGTTTGGTTTTGATATTCTTTGCACCACTTTTATTCACTACAATAGGAACTTTTTTAATTCCTAGTTCTTTATAAACTCCTAGCCTAGTATTCCCATCCATAACTGTATAAAAATTAGGAGACTGATACTCAACTACTAAAGGATTTTTTATTCCATCATTTATCTCTTTTCTAACTCTAGTAAGTCTTTCAATATCTTTGGTTGTTTGAGTAGCTTCTAGTTTACTTATATCAATCGTGTCTTTAACTAAGACTTCTCCTGTGTTCTCTTGTAATTCCTGTATAGCTTCTTTATATTCAGTTCTCCCTTTAAATTCATCACTATACCCTTTTTTATTAGGGGCTATACTACTCTGACTCTCCACAAACTCCTCTGCACTATCGTATTTCAACGCTTCTTTATAGATCCCTTGTTGTTCTGAGGAGGTAGACATATATATATTATCATTGTAAATAGAAAATCCTCCTTTGTTATCTACTGACTTGATTTGGTTAGGATCAAAAGCTACATAATGATTTGTAGGCTTACCTGAAAAATCTGGAGAATCTAATATGTTTTTCAACATAATTCCATCGTGTCCTTTTGCCTTCGCCTCTATAATCAGTTTTGAAATACCACCAGTCGAACTATCAAATGCTCCTTCACCACCAAAGTCAACTATCATTAAATCCTCAATTCTTAAATATGTTTCATATACTTTCAGACCTTTCTTAACATCTTCCCTTGTGAAAGATATTTCATAATCACTTATTTCTTCTGTGATCCTTTCTTGCTCATCCCAATTTCTGTTCCTTGTTGCGTTGTCTAACTCATTATTCAACTGATCCATCTTTGCATCAAATTCTTTTTGATTTCTAATCTGAGTCCTTCCTGCTAATTCTGAATAGGATTTAGCTTCTCCTTTGCTATCTGTAAAGAAAAACCCTTTTTCTGCACTTGAAGCTTTCGTCATATTTCCCAACATACCCTTATCAAAATTTGAAAATTCTTGATTTGTTCCATGATAAACAACTAAAGGATTCCCTTCATCATCCACCACTTTACTATCACCAAACCAGCTCTTGAAGTTAGGACTCTTGGTTAAATCTTCTAGGCTTGAGAACTTCTCTCCTCCACTGTCCCTAGTCTCACGTGATACCATTTCTCCTTGAGCTATCTTGTCAAACACTGCATCGATATTATCTGTATCTATGTTTGAGAAGTATTCAAATAATTTCTCAAAGAACTCTAAAATTTTACCTGTAAATGTTGTTGGTTTGTTATTAGTTTGTCCTTTTATATAATCTGCAAATAAATCAGCCAGTACTTCTTGAGCAACACCTGAATTATATTTTTTAGAATACGATTCAATCTTCTCAGGATACTTTTCATAAATTTCTCTTGTAATCCCTGCTTTCTCTTGCCTAGTTAAAGACATATCCCATATTTGATGAAATGCTTCGTGGTAACCAGTTTGATCAGATACTAAACCATTCTCGCCCAATACTGTTATAATTTTATTAAAATAGGAACCTAGTTTTTTTACATTTCCTTTTGAATTTCCTTCTTCTAATATTTCTTCTACTACTTTTAGTGTCAAAGTTCCTTTAGGTAGGATTTCATTCAACTTAGCAATTAATTCTTTTTTAGTAACATTGGATTTTCCTTTGCGTCCTAACCTGAATGCTTGCACAGGGTCTTTTCCGTAGGATTCTTTCACATCAATCTCCCACCACTCTATTCCTCTCTCATCTGTAACCCTCTGAGCATTGTATTTATTTTTTACAAACTTACCAATTGTTTTTTCATAGAACCTATAAATAGGACTGCCTATATTTACGGCCCCTGGGTGAACACTAAACCCCTCGGAGCCCACTGTCTCTTCTTGCATTTCTTTTATGGCTTCATCTATATCACTTTCTGATGTAGGCATATCTGCCTCTGTACCCATCATTTCATGGTAGTCTCTTATTTGAGTTATGTAACTTTCTCGTGTCTCAAAAGGAACCGCACGGAACTCTCCTCTTATTCCGACTTGCGTTATTATCCAATGGTCATTACTGCGATCCATTATCTTTAATCCTTCCTCTAGCATATTAGGAACTAGGGGTTCATATCCATCCCCTCTATCAATCTCCCAATCAGCAATATCTCCTTCTTGGTATAATCCCTCTATTTTCATAGCTGTTTTCCCAACTGGTATTTGAATTTTACTTTTACCGTCCTGAGCTGCTTGTTTTATTTCTTCTCTTATAATTCTTTCGTGATATGTATCACGATATGGTTTAAGTTTATTTCTTTGCTCCTCAACCTTTTCGTAAGCCTCTACTGTATCAACATCGAGCTGATCTCTATGTATACTCAAGTTTCTTTTAAGTTTCTTATAATCGTAATCGTATCCTCTATCTAATTCTCCTTGAGGTCTTATCTTTTTTTCTAACCCTCCCTTTTGAAATAAATCAGATTGTATTTCAATTACTCTCCTTGTTTCTCCGTCTGCCATATCTTCAACTCGAGTATGCGCAAAATAATTAGGGTTTAAATCCATATCAAAATGAACCCCTCCTGCCGAATTCTCAATAGGACTTTCATATACGTGGGCGTTATAATTTTCAACGTCCCCCCTTTCTTCGTCTTGCAAAGCAACGTTTTCGTACATTAAACTAGGTCCTTCTCCCTCTCCACTCCTATATAAAGGAATTAAATTCGTTTTAACTCTATTTGTAAACTCTTCAATATTTATCTTATCAGGCATTCCTTCTAGTTCCTTTCTGATCATATCCCTTTCAACCTGCTTGATATCTCCAGAATTAGTCAAGTCTAAAATAAACTGTTTAGATACGATCTTTCTTCCCTTTAATTTTTCAAGGGTTTTTAAAGTGGTTCCACTTTCTTCTTCAACACTCATCTTCATTTGAGGACCATCTTCTCGTAAGCTGTTTTCTATTCTATTTTTGATAGCTATATTTAAGTATTCACTTTCTTTATTCTCGTTATTCTCGTTAGTTTCAAACTGTCTTACCATATCATCAGCAATAAAATTAGCATCAGCTTCTTCAAAACCATTTTTAATTAAATTCTTTTTAAGTGATTTTTTTATACCTCTTCTTGTAACTTGATTAGACATAAAACTCATACCACCTCCGAATATACCACCTACTGCTCCTCCTAAAGCTTCCATACCTTTTCCTTTCCAATACTCAGGAGTATTAAAACCAAGTTCTTTATCTGTGTATATTTTTTGTATGGCATCCATTACGGAACTCTGCGCTACTTCCTCCATAGATTCTGGTAACATTACTTTTGTAAATATATTACTAAACTTCTTTAAAAGAACTGCTCCCTTCATCTTAGAAAAAGTTTGTAACATATTACTTCCTTTTGGTGCGTATTTTAATATATTATAATCCCCGAATTTAACACCTCCGAATTGTTCTATCCATGCATTCATTATCCCACCTATCGTAGAAACACTTGCTTTTTCTGCTGGTGTCATATCGGTACCATCCAAGATTTCTAAAACTTGATCAGCTCCTTGTAAACCTGAAAATACACTTACTGCTGTAGGCGAACCAGTTATAGTTCCTATAGTCGCGTATTGTGCCAAACTACCAACTACATCACCTACGAAAGTCCAAGCATTATCCTTACCCCTATAAGCAGTTTGAAAATCTTTTGTTTCACTTTGTACAGCATTTAAAAAGTTATCAACTTTTGCATTAGCTTCTTTACTGAGATAATCTTCCATTGGTTTATTCTCTATACCCAACCATTTACCCATTTTAGTGAAAGGTTTATCGACTGATGGTGTAAACCTATCTAATGGATTTAATTTCTTTGCTATATCGTACGTTTCATCTAGTAATTCTAGATAACTAGTTTTCTTTAAATTTTTTGTGTATTCCGTACCTGTATTATATATACCCGAAAAATTAACAAATGCTCGTCTAGTTAAATCTTGAGGACCATCTGCGAATCCCTCGTACTCAACTGAATCACCAAGCCAATCGTTAATTTCATTAGATATAGTATCTACAGAAGCCTTTGCTTTTATTCCAAAGTTTTTATCTTTTTTCAACATACCACCAAATCCCATACCCGCATAACTAGCTATATTATCCTTGGGTGTGGTTCTAGAAGCTATATTCACTAGATCATTCATAGAGCCACCGGATTGAATACCTTGACTAATACTCCAGCTTCCTATACTACCTGCGTTATTTGCTATGTTCTGTGGAATACTAAGTGTATCTCTTTTAACTATCTGTTCGTTATAAACTTGCTTTCCTCTGTCTCCTAGTTTATTATAAACATCTGTAGTGACATCGTTTAAATAATCCTGTTCCTCATCTTCTTCTTTGAACATGTTCCTTATATCTCCAAAAATTGACATTATAATGCATTTAATTGATTAATTAATTCTTGTAATGATTCCCTTTGTTTTCTTGCGGCTCTTTCATCTGTGAACCACATACCTCCAGTTCCTTCATCTTGATATTTTTGACTGATTTCATTTCTCACTTGAATAGCTTTTAATTTAATTTGCTCCTGTAATTCTTCTGGTGCATCTAATATATCCTTTATAGAAACTGCCGGCGTATCATTCTTACCTAATCCAGAATTATATTCTATTATCTCTTCAACAGATTTATCTATATGCTCTAAATAACTTTCGAATATTCCTGTTGACATTCCTTCTATTTGTTTCTCTTCGACTTTCTTTCTTAAATGAGGTTTTTCATTATAAAGATCATTCATTTGAGCATAAGTCATATTACCTGACATGATATCATTAATAGCTTGTTCATCGGTGAGTCCTGGATAAGACGAATCGTTATCTTTTAAATCTTTAGCGAACAATATCTCCCCAGTAAATCCTTCGTGTTTTGCCATTGCTTTTGCTAACTCATTTACTTTCGGTATTAAATTAGCTACTGGTTCATTAGGACTAACTCCCATTGCATTAGCTACTGCATTTGCATAACTATTAGGATCGTTATTATCTTCTTTAGGTGCATAAACACTTATAACATCTAATAAAGTTTTAGCATTTCTACCTAGTTTGTTTCTAATGGCTGGACTATTCCCTGTTAATTTAGCAGTAAGATCTTGAACCATTGCTGTAAAACCTGCCTGTGGACTTTCAAACTGTCTAAACTCTCCTGTTTTTGGATCTCTTAAATTACCTGGATTATTGTTTCTATCAGCTAAAGTTCCTGAATGACCTTCTAACACAGTATCAATGCCCAAAAGTGCTCGATCAGCCACATTCTTATAACCTCCACTTTCTAATGTTTGCCATCCTTTTTGCATAACTAAATTATGTTGTTCTTGTTTCATTACTAAGTTTTGAGCTTGTTCCTGTTCCAATCTAGCTTCTTTCATTGCTGAAAATGTAGATTCTATATAACTTAAGTCAGCTTGTCTTGCTGCTGTATAATAAGTATTTATATCTCCCATTGATTGCATATAAGCTTCTTGTTTCACTTTAGTCAAAGTCTGATAAGCATTTTCAATAGTTTCAGTAGCTTTCATATTAATATCATCGTACATCGCTGCTATTTTCAACTGCGATCCTTCATATTGTAAACCTATACCTTCTAATTTAAAAGTATAGTCTTGTCTTGTGCTTCTAATCTTATCCTCGTAGGATTGTTCTATATTAGATAAAAACTCTAATCCGGTTGTGGAACTTGTTAGATCAGCTCCAAACATTAGTTTAGCTCTTCGTATTGCATTGTTTTTACCTTGTTCCAACATCACTACATCTGCGTCAACTAAATATTCTAATTGAGCTGCTTGATTTTCATAGGCTCTTTCTAAGAGATTAGCCTGATCTTCAAGATTACCTTCTGTTTTATTAGCTCTTCTATTTAACTGCATTATTGTCAAATCGTAATCTGATTGAGCCACCTCGCTAGACATTGCACTAGTAGCCATAGCAAACTGTAGGTTTCTCTCCGCTGTTCCAACAGCTATTTCATGAGCAGCTTTTAATAAAACATTTTCATTTGTAATATCTACCCCTTTTTCTAAGGCTAGATTTTTAACGTGAGATTCTAATTCTCCCATATCAATACCAGTATCTTCTATATCAAATCCAAAATTTTTACTTACATTAGCTAGTCCCTTTTGGTAATTAGTAAAATCTACTCCTGCTAATTTATTATCTTGTCCTGTTTGGTATGTTCCGTACACATCATCTTCTACTCTGTTTTTATCAGAAAACTCATACTGTTGTCCACTTAATTCATTCATACGTGGATTCATTCCTCCCCCATCTGTTTGTTCCCATTTACTTTCGTAAAACTTATCCCCCTCTGGCGTATATGAAGTTTGATATTCTCCATTTTTATAAGCTCTAGAACCCTTACCATCCATTCCTCTATTAGTTGAATAAGAACCTTTATCTGGACCAGAATAATTAGGGTCATCTGCGAATCTAGCTCCCTGTGCTCTCATTCTAGCTTCACTTTCTTGTATAATTGTTTTTTTTGCGTTCCATTTATTTAAAGAATCAGCATTAGCTACCCCGTTTAAAGTCGATGGACTACCATAGTATCCATGATTCATATAAGTAACATTGCTTGAAATTCCAGTTCTACCACTCGTCCCCCTTGAATTATATGTACTATTAGAAGAACTTGAGGAACCATTCGATGAAACTCCCATTGCACTTCTAAGCTTGTTTGCACCAGCCATATCTCCTCGTGCCTCTAAAGCAGCTATATTAGCTTTTTGATGAGAAGTTAAACTAGAACTACTCCTTGAAGAACTACTCGAAGAACTACTTGAAGAACTACCACCTGACCAAGTTTTACCTCCGTCATATGATTTTTGTCCCGCCCTACTTTTAAGTGAAGATGTAGTTACTGGACCACTAGATCTGCTTGATGAACTAGATGATTTTCTTGAACTAGATGATTTTCTTGAACTAGATGATTTTTTAGAACTAGATGATCTGCTTGAACTACCGTATGTAACTCCCATATATATATTTATTAAAATTTAACATTTCTTTGTCTTGCCACTCTTTTACGCCAATAACTAGGCATTAATCGCCTTCCTCCGAATACACTCCCTGATTGATATGATGATCCTTTTGTATCTTGGGTATCACTTTGAGGTTCGGTTGTTTCTTTCTGTGTGTTTGGTTGAGACGTTTTATCACTAGCGATTAATTTTCTTTCTATATTTCCTCCTGACATTATTTTGTCATAATTTGTTTGGTAACTCTGATAAGCAGTAGCCGCAGGTCTATAACTTCCTACCATACGAGCATTACTCGACATATTGGCAGAAGCTTTTCTCGCTCCATATTTAGACCCCCAATTACCATAATCTCCTCGTGCTGCGGCTTTAGCTACCCTGTCTATTCTCCCCTGATAATCATTCATTTGTGCTAAAGCTCTGGCCCCTTTTGATCCAGATAATCCTCTTCCTATACTTATTAATTCTTTAGAATCGTATTGTCTTCCATAAGTAGGTTTATCCATCCACCCACTTTTTACCCTACCAGTGGGATTGGCTGTTAAACCCATATTATAATACAAATCACTAAGCTCTTGATCAACGAATGAATCCTCCGCTCTTACAAAGTCTTTCATATAATCTGAATCCCTATCTACAAAAGAAGTACCTACTCTTTCGAAATAACTTCCATCCCCTCCCTTATAGTATTTATTTTTATATAAAGGATTCGCAAAAGATTGCATTGATCGTCCTCCGTAACTTGGTAATTGATAACTTTTCATAATTTTATCTTATTGTCATATTAAATCCTACCGCTGGATCAGAAACTCCTAAACATTCCCCGTCAACCCTTATTCTTCCATCTCCTCCATCTCCTCCCATTAGATTAGTTATTCCAGCTCCCGTTCCTCCGTTCCCACCTACAGCTTCAAGTTTGGAAGTATCGACTTGAGGAGCAATTACCCAAATGGCTCCACCTGAACCTCCTCCTTGTCCTCCTGCATATGAAACACCAACTGGACCTCCATCCGCTCCATTAGCACTTATAAACCCACCCGTTCCAAAAACTAGAGAAGCGCAAGCTATTTTAACTTTACCTCCTCCCTCACCTCCTGGCTGATAAGTTGTAACATTGATACTTTGTCCTCCTGCTGATCCCATAAGGAAATAATCGTTGTTGGTATCTTGGGAATTACTTCCGAAAGAAGATATTCCATATGTCCCTCCACCACCACCACTTCCCTTACCTATTCCACCTACTCCTAGGATTGGATATTCCTTTACGTCTACAGTAGCTGTTTGGTAACCATCCAAACCGTAATAAATAGAATTACTAGCTAAACCACGTTTTCCAAAAGTAGCATATCCTGCACCTCCCGACCCGTGATAGTAATTTGGTCCTCCCGATCTAGTATCCTCACCACCTTTTCCTCCCGGAGCTCCATAATAACCACTACCTCCTGATGTACTTTCATGAGGAGAACCACTATAAGCATCCCATCCGGTACCTCCATATGCTCCACTAATAGTTCCGTTTGGAGCTTTACATTCGTCAGCACCACATCCGTTTTCATTAATTCCTCCATACAAGGTGACTATCCCGTTAGCTTTAAAATAGGTATGTCCAGTATCATAATATCTATATGAATCATTCGCAACAATAGAGCTTCCTGCAAGTATTGTAACATCAGAAAAATTAGGAATAACATCATTCTCTGGATCATAAGTTCCTACTCCTTTGTTTAAACCTTTGTCTGTTCCAAGTGCTGTTGTAACTCCTGTAACATCTTCATTCTCATAAATCTCTTTCATATTTACTTCAATACTAGTAGAACTATTGTAACCTTCTACCTCAAAATTAAAAGCTTGTGCATAAGAAGTCGCAGCATAAGAAGCTCCTTGATTAGTTGAATTAAACACTCCTCCAGTATTAGCGGGTAATTGCCCTGTATTATAACTCCACAACAGACTTCCTTCGTCAGTATCCCTGCCGAGAGTTATTCCATAAACTCTCCCAGATACCATCTGGACAGGAGATTCCAAGATTATTTCAACCAAGGAAAAACTACTAGATATATCGTCATTGTTTATAGTAAAATTAGAAAGGAAAGTATCTCTAGTTGGGTCGCCTAAATAAGCAGCACTGCTTGAACTCCATATACTCCCCTCTATATTTCCTATATCACCAGTCTTAGAGAGTCTAAGGGTTATCTTTGAAACACTACCAGTAGCCGTAGCTGTAAAGGTAGTCCCCTTGTAAGTTGTGTTGTTCACTTCATAAGACGCTATAGGTGTAGTAGTGTTGTCAAACAATGTTGTTTCTGCTGACTCAGTAACTTCTAATAATCCATCTGACCCATCTCCAAAATCAGCTTTATACCAGTCTTCTCCTGCAGCAGCTTCCCCTGCTCCGTTGTATTGCAATCCTTGTCGTAAAGGATTTTTTTTATTTAATAACATTTATATTTAGTTAGATTGTCTATTTACATAACCAGTTGCCTTAATTGAATCATTTGCTGTGATCGCATAAGAATAGATAGCTTTAGAATTTTGTAATAAATCCCCAGGCACTACTACTCTTTTTCCGTCTTTCGCTGCTACTGTGTAGTAATCACTTATCTCATCTTCTCCGAAGAATAGTGCTATTTGAACATTACTCGCATTAATATTTGTTACGTTCACCCATATTTCATCAAGATCTGTTTCTCCCGATTCTGATTCATGTATCTTAGTAATTTTCTGAACTGTTCCCGCTACGTCTGCTACTACTGATTCGTCAGCATGAGTTAGAGCAAAGGTAAATGTAGTCGTATCTACAACTGTTACCTCGTGAACTCCGTCATAAGTTGTATCTGTCATTCCTGAAAGATAAATGAAATCCCCTGTTACAAGACTATGTGCTGCTGAAATGATTGTTGCTACATTAGTTGCTACTGCTCTACTGACCGTAGCTACAGAAGTTAATCCTGTAATGTTTATGGGTGCTCCATTCACTGATTCTGATAAAAGTTCTTTTGTATAATTCATATTTTTTTAGTTAAACATTTGATTAGCTATTATATTTTTTGATTTATTTGGTTGTAAAATGATTATCCCTGTTTCTCCATCCACACTAGATACTCCTGCAATTCCTGTACCATAATTAGCAATAATCTCTTCTCTGCTCATTACTTGCTCTCCTTCTGTAGTAATTGTAGGAACTTTAGGACTTACCGTGAAAGTATTATCTTCGTTTAATTGAGCCGCTGTAATTACTACTGTTCTTAATTCTTCCATGAAAGCTAATGTAGGACCAGTGATGAACTTAGTTGTTAGTGTATCCCAACTTTGAGCTGTAGATCCATCTAAACCTCTTTGATCTAAGGTAATTAAATTACCTGATCTAGCATTCCAGTGAACAGTCTCACCAGCTGCTATATTAGAATTATATAAGACACCGTATCCAGTATCATTAATAGCTGGAACGGTTAATTGAGCTGTTTGACCTACCGCATCAGTTATAGAACTCGCCAAGGTCGTATTTATTCTCTCTTGTTCGGTTATATTCATATATTATTTTTAAATTACAAAACTAGGGTTATACCTCCTTTTATCTTTTTCTTCATACATGTATCCAATACTTGAAAGTGTAAAGCTCTCATCTATTGTATCATTTTTAAATATTAACTTAAATGTTTGTGCGACTATTGGTGTAATACTTTGTCTATCTCTTATATAATCAGGCACTTGTAAATCAGAAGCATCACAATTATATATAGCAGCATTCCATAAACATTCGTCCCAGAGTCCTGTCATTGGTTTAGAGCCAATATTAAACGTAGCTGAGTCAATCAATACACCTGAGTTAGTTTGTCCTTCTAGGGTCACCTCAACACTTCCCAGTATATTACTAAATTCATATTCAATATATCTCATTGATTTATATTGTTGTGCATCTGTGTTTAAAGGATCTGCTATTGTTTCGTAAATTGTTTCTATTGCTACCCCTTCTCTATTATACGTATCGTCAAAGACTGAAATAACTCCTGAATCTGTAGAACCGAAATATAAATCTCTCCCCACTGAAACACTTGCTTCTATATTAAAATCCCATAAACCAATACTTATAGGCTCGATAGGATTCTGTGTGGGTAAATCTAAATCCCATACTAATTGTTTATCAAAAACTTTAGTAGTTTGATCTATAGATACATAAGTCATTATCAGTTTATTATTGTGGAAAGTTATTTTAGCATCCTCGAGATATTCTGTGTTCATATCTCCTATAATAGTTGGTTTTATACTTAATCCTGCATTTTCCGATCTCTCTGATTGATAATTTTGAAAGTAACCAAAGGCTCTAATCTCCGAACCGGTAAAGAAATAAACGTTGTTTTCACCTATTGTCCAAGCGTCTTTACCTATTGGTCCATATTTAGAATCTGTAATTTTCTTTCTGTAAACTGCTGGGTCTACACTTACATCAAGATCAACCCTAACAATCTTATTAGTTTTCATAACATATCTGTTTTCAAAGATCATTGCCATTCCTACGTTCTTTGATCCATCTTTATCATAAACCTTTATTACAGCCCCAGTTGACGGTGAAACAGTACTAAAACTCGCATAATTCTCCGTGTCGCTTACGAACACAGTAGAAGGGTTATCTTCATCGCCTGTTACCCATAGTTGATCTGTCTGACCATCTAACATTAATATATCGCCAAGAGTGGATAAGTGTGAGCTTTCATCTGTCGCACTCCCCGAACCATCCCAAGCCATATATAAAAATTGAGACATAAATAATAGTTTACCCTGCCACATTAAATATCCAAAACGTTTATCTTTGTTAGCTTCAATAATTGCTGTAAGTCCTGCAATATCAGTCCAATCTGTACCATTCCAGTATTTGACTTTCTGTCCTCCATTACAAACTACCTTTTCTCCATTAACTCCGTTGTATAATCCCATATTTCTAATACCAGCACTGAAATCAGATTGAGTAGTACCTACTTGAGTAGATCCTTTTAATTTAGATATGGAACCAGTTTGAGCTATACTACAATTCAACATGTAAGGAGAAGAACCGGCCTTCAATAAGTGAGGTGCAATATTAGTATTATACCCTTTAGAAAAATCATTAACTATTTTATGCTTTAGTTTACCTTTCATATTGTCCAAGTGTTATTCGGTGCATCGTTGTAAGTCAAAATTCGACCTTTTTGCAATACACTTAGTAAATAAAATTTAGTTGCATTTACTTGTCTCTCGTACATATTAGCGAATACCATAGATTCTTCTGAACCAATAGAATTATCCAATACAGAGAACTTATAACTCATTCCAGCAACTAATACATCTTTTCCGTTTTCCTCGCTTATTTCTAAAGTTTGAGTATCTGAAGTGATAGCTTCATGCACTCTATAATAAGTGATATCAATTATAGCTCCATCTGTTAATTCAGAATTAAAAACTATTCTTCCATCTTCCATCCAGCAACTATAGTATCTCCCGGTAGTGGCTTGTTGATTAGCATCTAATAAATCATATTGAATATTATCGACTTTAACACAATTACCTTGAATCTTTTGCAAATCATTTGGTAAAGCATAATCCTGTTGTCCTTTTACTGTAACTATATCAGCGTTTACTATATATCCTGATCCTGCAATAATTCCGCTCTCTACTACTCCATTTGTATTCACGATATCAAAAGAAGTTATCTTACCTAGTATCGACGTAACTCCCGTAACCACTGCCGTTAGATTATTATTAGCATCAGCATATTTCAAATAAACTTTCACTGAATCTCCTATAGAGATATTTTCATCAGCTTGCCAACCACTTACATAAGTGTATCTCATTGTAGTTCCAGTAGGATTAGTTATATCCCATTTGGTAGAACTTTTGGTTAAATATCCAAACCTTTTGCGTAGTTCTGGAAAATCCACATCTTTTGTTACTTTTCTGATCACTTCATCAAATGAATCTAAACGTCTATTAGTTGTAAAAAATTCAGTTGTATAATCTCCGAAAGGATGTAAGCCCGCTGTGTATATATCATTTCTAGTCATATTTATCTTTTAGTTATTTCTATGAATGTGTCCATTGTTGTTATAAGTTTTGTTACGACTCTTGTATTCTCATTAGCTATTGACGCGTATCTATCTTCTCTTATTTTTCTATCTTCTTTATCTTCTAACATTAATTGCTTAAAATCCTCTCTATGTTGATTATCTTTCTTGTTAAACCACCAAGCGACACCAAACAATATTAATGGCATAACGCCAAATTGCGTTGCGAACTCTATAAGTAGCTTAAAGAAATCTGTCATTTCGTTCTTTTAAAATATAAATAAGTAAAAGTAATAACCCTATTAAGAAAGGAAGTTTGCCCCAAAAAGAATACCAAGTCCCATGCTTCATGTGTGTCCAGTAAGTCGCTAGGAAAATCCCTTGATATAAAGCCAACCCTGAAAACATAAAGATAAATAGGTTTCTTAGCCAATTGTTTCCCATTCTAATAAATGCGTAAACCAATGCCAAACTAATGATTGTTGTGTAAAGATAAATTTCCATTATATTTCTTGGTTATTTGATGTGAACTCTTCGCTTTTAATTATATCACTTCCTTCGGACTTTGTAATCAAATTCTCTTTCCCAAAATAATTAACCCAGATATAAAACTCTTCTGATCCTATTACAGAATGTCTATTGCCATGAGAATTTCTCTCTCCAATAGGAATTAATACTTTAGATTCATCTAGTGAAATGTGATAATTACCACCACAATATTCTTTAAAAGTTTTCTTTTCCATTACTGGTACGTCTATTTCTTTC